TGGACGTTTAGTAGGTTCAGTAACCTCGTCATCGTCATCATCAAAAGGATCAGAAGATGTTTCTTTCTTGGGTGTATCATCCTCAAACATATTGTCAGAAGATTCTTTCTCTTCTACTTTCTCGAAAGGACTGGGTGCATCACTAGCTGAGAAACCATCAGTTTTTTCAAAAGGAGAAGGTGCTTGGTAAGGAATGTAGTCTATGACTTGTATTCCCTTTAAACGTAAACTGACACTGTGACCATTCATGTCATACGGCACAAATTCCACAGCTATACATACTATGCTACCCGTAGTAAGTAAAAATCCTTCAGAAAGCTCGGCGTTTTGAGAGTCATACTGAGGAGGAGCCTTAGTTACTTTGTTGTTGTAAGAAGCCTTAATTTTAGCCGACCCGACAAAGTTCCCATCATCATCCTTTTTAAACGGTAGTTCTAATTTCTCAGGCCACGAATCCTTACGTGCCTTCTCATACGCCGCAGCCATTGGCTGATACAGTTCTTTTGCCTGTGCCTTGGTCATAACAAAATCAAGTTCATAGCAAGCACCATCATCGGTAGCTTCGCAAGGCACACTTTTACCTTTTGGTCCCGCCTTCTTATCAAACCTGTAAGGTTGATCTAACCTTGGGTATAGTGCTTTTACATTATTAATAATATATTTATCATTGCTCATAAAGTTTTCTTCCTTCATGGTTTCAAACGGGTTTCTTGGAATAGCAGCATCTTCAACTAACTGCTGCACCTCTACCAACTCATCTTCCGCCAACGGACGAGATGGTTTGAAATACATTTTAGAAATCCCGCTTTTCTCTCCAAAATATATTTCTGTTAAAACATTTTCTACTTCTTCGTTGTTACTCTGTAAGTAGTCAATGTACTTATTTAAGTTGAACCTGTTGGTGTCTCTTGAAAACAAACTGAGCGCACCTATTCTAAGTTCGTATACTTCTGGCTCGTAAGGTATTACTAGTTTAATAACTGTAAAAAACTTACAAGCTGTCCCGCGCCTGTACCCCCCTTGTTTAATATTCCTAACACAATCAATACAACGTGTTGACTGCTGTGTAGTAGAAGGCACTCCATCGTCAGGAAAATCTGCATCGAACGACCAACATGTTAGTTTGTCATCCTCGTAGTAATTCCGAGACAAAGTACCTCTATCTACAATCACTGCTTGAATACTAGTAAGAGGTTCATACGTGGACGGATGTATAAAATACCCGTCCTGAACATTAAGCCTAGTCACTTACTCGTAGGCTTCTTAGCTGGTTTGCGAATCGAAACTACATACTTACGATTAGTCTGCAAACCGGGAGGAGATAATTTAGGATTATCTTCAAGAAATTCTTTCACGTTTTTATTGTGAAGCCTTCTTTCTAGCAAATGCGGTGCTTTATGCTTTAACACAAAGTTGTGCATCTTTTCCCAATCGCTAGTCCAAAACGTTGAGGATACTCGTCGTGAGACTGTACCCATCGGTGTCTTAAGACTGTCTACGTTCTCCTTCTCACAAAGAGCAAGAAGTTTCTCATTGATCTTCTCTTGCTTCTCTTTGAGTTCCTTTATTTCATCTTCCCTTTTCTGAATGGCCTCGCGTAAATTCATAAACGCACCGACCATTTGATCTACTGGTAACTTTTTCATCGCTCCTCCTGTAAAAGTAGGGACGAGTAGTTTACCAGTCTCCTTTACATTGTCAAGCACCTAACTCTTGTCTGTACAAATCTATAATCTTATTGTGATTAGTGATGTTGTTTTGCAGCATCCTGTACAACCTGTTCTCAACTGGGCTACCTTCTATATGCACCACAGTCATCGGGTTGTGTTGGCCCGGCCTGTCTATCCTTGCGTTAGCTTGTAGGTATGTCTCTACGCTAGTAACAGGAGCGTACCAAATAACAGTGTTAGCAGCAGTAAGCGTTAAACCATGAGAAGCTGCTTGTGGCTGTATTATAAGGACATGCGGATCAGTCTTTTCTTGGAAGTCCTTAATTATCTGAGTACGTTTATTAACTGACACCTTACCTGAAATGATGTCACAGCTAATGTTAGCCTTGGTCAAAAAGTCTTTTAGTAATTCTATGGTATGTGTAAAAGGTACGAACACCAGCACCTTGTGAGAGGATTCTTCTATTACCTCTTTAACTACTTTCAGACGATTCTTTACATCAAACTCTATGACTTCTTTTTCGTCTGAGTAAACCGCACCACCTGAGATTTGAAGTAGTTTGTTTAAGTTCGTAGCTGCATTGACGGAAGTAACTTGCTCTCCATCTGCTTCCATTGCCATCTGATCTTTAAGAAGTTTGTAGTAAGTCTCTTGTTGTTTGGTTAGCGGAGCATTTCTCTCCACGTAAGTAACAGGAGGTAAATCCAGACATTGATCTTTCTCAAAGCGAATGGCAGGTTGCAATGCTTCGTGTACTGTTTTATCTGAATCCGATTTAGGTCGCCAAGTAAACTGAGTGACCTTGTGCATCACCTTGTCTCTGAATTGCCCAAAGTATTTAGGCACACCATCAGGGTTAATCAGCTTTGCAAGACCAAACGCATCGACAGGTGATTGAGCTGCTGGAGTACCTGTAAGCATCCAAAGCCACGGGACATCCTCAACTATTGCTTTGAGTGTTTTCCAACGATTAGTCTGTGCGTTTTTATAGGCGTTGGCTTCGTCTATGACTACCATATCAAACCCACCTTTCATTATTTCATCCATGACCACAGCTACACCGTCATAATTTATAATGACAAACTCAGCTCCCGCGTCTAGTATTTTCTTACGCTGCGTCGATGTACCATGTGCAACTGAACAACTACGGTGCATAGCAAACTTAAACAAGTCTTGTTGCCATGCAGATTTCATAATAGACAGAGGACATATAACCAGTACACGGTTCACTTGACCCATATTTATCAAGTAATCTGCTGCCCATATAACAGAAGCAGTCTTGCCTGTACCTTGTTCGTTAAAACAAAATGCTTTCTTATGTAGCGTAAGAAAATTAGAAGTTTCTTTTTGGTGGTCAAAAGGGGTGTACTTACCTGTCCACCCATAGTCTCTATCTATAGGAGAACGAATATCTTTTACTTTCAAAGATGCCAATACTTGCGCTTCGTGTAAGTCCCACCGAATTGCTAATTTGTAAACGCCATCGGTTTCTTGCAGTATCTTATGGTTCTTTATCTGTTCAGTAACTAAGTGTGGACGTTTTGTTTTAAGTACAATCGCCCTATCGTTTATTACGTGCATTGGTTATCCTTTCTCTTCAACAGCTCTCTTCAATTTTAGGTGCATTCTTTTAACTTCGATAAGTTCTTGTGGTATTTCAGGCCATTTTGATTTGGGTATCCTCTTTCCACCCGACCCCGCGCACAGTAAGTGCTTTACGTAAGCATCGGTTAGTTCATCTGCGCGTTTTTTAGAGTGCGCTTTTGTTCTTTCCAAATTCCTAGCTACCCATAGCTTTCTAGCTTTTGCAAGTAATTCTCGTTTTTCTGGTTTTGCCCTGTATCTCTCCCCTCGTACCTTATCTTGCTCCCTAACTTTTTCTACATTTTTAGCATCCCAAGCGCGTTTAATAGCGTTGGCTTTCGTAGGGTCTCTCGCGTAATCCGCGTTTTTCCTAGTCCTCAAGCACTTTCCACAAATATGACTAAACCCCGTTACTGTTTGGTTACTTTTATAAAATTTATCAACCTCCTTAATTTTTTTACAGGCTGAACATTGCTTAGAAGTTTTTCCCTTTACTTGAACAAGTATTTGAGCTGGACGTATTTTAGGCTTAGAGCGTCTACCCTTGTTACGTTTAATTTGCCTACAGAGGTTACAAAAACCTTTCCTGTATTTTTTACAAGTTCCATTCACCAATACTTTAGAGTGAGCAGTAAACAAAGTAAGGTCTTTTTCTATTCCGCAAACCCTACACACACGCATCCCAGTAGCTTCTTCCCGCATTTTTACTTTATACTTTTCTGAGCTAAGACGTTCTGCTAACTTTTTTTCTCTGTTCTTCGTATTAGTACAAACCTTGCAGCGGTAGGCATATCCTGATTTGTCTTTTCGGCATACGTGGAAAAACTCGTTAGTGAGCGGGTGCGTTTTACCGCACCCACAACATTTTCTTACCTCCATTATTACTTATCCTGAGAGTGCAAGAAATTTATTTTAAAGTTCTCATCTTTGCGTAAGCTATGATAATCAAGCTGAACTTTAGCTGAGTTAATCATCTTACCTGCTAAGTTAGAGATTTCTTTAGCTTCTTTATGCGCTATATCTCCGTCT